ATAGCAACTTATGCTTCTAGTGCAGGTATAGCAACTTATGCTTCTAGTGCAGGTATAGCAACTTATGCTTCTAGTGCAGGTATAGCAACTTATGCTTCTAGTGCAGGTATAGCAACTTATGCTTCTAATGCAGGTATAGCAACTTATGCTTCTAGTGCAGGTATAGCAACAAGTGTTATAGGTGGTATTACATCAGTTACTTCATTATCAGTTTCTGGTATTTCTACTGTTGGAGTATTAACAGCATCTAGTATTGGTATTGGAACCACTAATCCAACATCTGCATTTTTTGTAGTAGGTAATGCAAGAGTCACTGGTATTTTAACATCATCAAGTTTTAGTGGTAATGGTGCGAACTTGACGGGCATTGTAACTTCTATTGTTGCTGGAACTAATATTACCCTATCTGGGTCCACAGGACAGGTTACGGTAAACTCGACTGCAAATACTAATATTACAATTAATGATGATACTTCTTCAAGTTCTCCATCATATCTAACAGCAGTTTCTAATACATCCGGAACAGTTCAATCTCTATCAGTATCTTCAACTAGATTATCATTTATACCATCTACTGGTACATTAACTTCTACAAAATTTAGCGGTAATGGCGAAAGTTTAACTAATTTAAATGCTACTAATCTTACTTCTGGAACAATACCAGATGGTAGACTTCCTGCTACACTACCTACTGCTTCTGGCGCAAACTTAACTAATTTAAATGCTACTAATCTTACTTCTGGAACAATACCAGATGGTAGATTTCCTGCTACATTACCTGCTGTTTCGGGCGCAAACTTAAGTAATTTAAATGCTACTAATCTTACTTCTGGAACAATACCAGATGGTAGACTTCCTGCTATACTACCTACTGCTTCTGGCGCAAACTTAACTAATTTAAATGCTACTAATCTTACTTCTGGAACAATACCAGATGGTAGATTTCCTGCTACATTACCTGCTGTTTCGGGCGCAAACTTAACTAATCTAAATGCTGCAAACTTAACTAATTTAAATGCTACTAATCTTACTTCTGGAACAATACCAGATGGTAGATTTCCTGCTACACTACCTACTGCTTCTGGCGCAAACTTAACTAATCTAAATCCTTCCAATCTTACTTCTGGTACTATAAATGCTACAAGTTTTGTTAAGACTAGCGGAACATCAAGTCAATTTTTAAAAGCAGATGGTAGTATAGATAATAGTTCTTATATTACATTATCTAGTAATTATACACAAAACGGAGCTAATGCTACCCCAAGATCAATACAATCAAAATTAAATGATATTGTAAGTGTTAAGGACTTTGGTGCCGCTGGGAATGGATCTTCTGATGATACAGCATCAATACAATCTGCTGTAAATTACGCTACTAGTACTGGTAAATGTGTTCATTTTCCGGCAGGAATATATCTTATTACTAGCACTATTTCTACTACTTTGAGTGGAGATAAAAGTATATCGTTTTTAGGAGATGGAGTTGGGGTATCCATAATAAGATTAAATATTGTAAACGGTAATGGTATTGAAATTAATCTTCCAGGAGAATGGTGGCTTTCTGGTGCTACAGGATCTAATGGATTTTCTATGAGAGGATTGACCTTTGAAACAAGAGTATTCCCTTCCGAAAATTCTTCTGGCATTAAAATTATAGGAAATAGTTTTGAAGGTCGTCCACAAAGAACCATTGTAATAAGTGAGGTAGAATTTCAAGGACAAGCAAACATGGAGCGTGGATTCAAAAAATGGTTACACATAGTACGGCAAGGTGATGTAAAAATTTCAAATTGCAATTTTAGATTAGATAATACAAATTCTGGAACTGGAATACATGTAGATGATGGTGGCGCTCATATTAATTCATTCTCGACAATTCAAATTACAAATACAGACTTTATTTATGGAAATAAATCAATAGAAATAAATGATTTTTTTGAAGGTTTATATGTTGCAAATTGTGGATTTGTAGCAGCAAACTATGGTATTTTTTGTAATGATGATGGAGCAGAGTCTGGAATGAATCTAAGTAATTCTCACTTAAATTGTAACGTATGTTGCGTATATCTAAAAGGAATGGTACAATCTAACATTAGTAATAATTTAATATATGCTAATGGCGGTCCTGATACTATTGGTATAGAGTTGCTAGGAAATAGTGGCGAATATGTCATTACCGGTAATAGTATTATAAATGTAGGCAGTGCAAATTACGGAATAGTTATTGATGGTTACAGCCTAACGAATACACCACACGAGCGGTCCAGTTTAATTGCAGCTAATTATATAAAAGGATTTGAACAATACGGAATATGGATAAAGAGTGGTGCCAAATATCTTAAAGTAGGAGATAATCATATTTGGCATTGTGGGCAGGGATTGATATTAAAACAATCTTCAGAATATATACAAATATTTAAACAACAATTTTTAGAATCTATTGTACTAAATCTTAATGGATCTACAGAACAAACTTATGATATGCCAATTCCTAGTGGCGTATTCCGAGTAGCACCATTATTTGGAATTATACAGTGTAATAGTGACAGTCGTGTTATATGCCGATTAAGTGATACTAATACTACTTCTACAAATGCTAGAATTATAATAACTATGATTGGTGGTGGAAACATACCAACTGGTTATCACAGATTCTCAGTTATTTTATCTCATCTTTCTGGAAATTAACATATAATAGTTGATGACAATGAATTTTCTAAATGCTCCAATATTGAATAAGATTTTTAATTATAATAATATTTTTTTATTGCAATGAAAGACGATGGATTCTCAATAGGTGCAGCATTTCTTAATAATGAATAATAACGTTTTTCTTACATTCTTTCGCAACTTTAGGTTTAAAATATGTCAACAAGAGTAGTTCCGGGATCTGGTGCAATATTAAGTCCAAATATAGAAACTGTAAACTATTCAGTAACCTCTATAGACGTAGTAAATGGTGGATCCGGATATGCTTCGACTGATCCACCAAAAATAACAATAAAAAATACAGTCACACCAATCACAGAGGGAATTTTTTATCCAGTAATTTCTGGTGGTGCAATTTCCAGAATTGTAGTTTTATCTCCAGGATTTGGTTATTATCCGTTAAATCAAGAAACTGAGACAAGAATCGGCATTGCAACAACATCTTATGCAACGGGAACTCTTGATATATTAATGAGAGTTGGTGCTGGAATTGGAAGCGCAATATACGAAAATGGATATAATAATTATGTTCCATATTCTGGCATTGTTACCGGTATTAGTAGCACGACTTCTCCTGGAGTTTTCTCGCAATATTTTGGATTTGGAAATCCAATTCCAGGAAATGTAAATACCGGCATTGGTACTGGAGCATTATTTCAAGTTTTAATTACTTATAATTCAGGAACAGGTGTTCCAATTGGAACATCAGTTCAGTTAATTGATGGAGGACGTGGTTATTCCGTTGGGCAACAAATTTCAATTGCTGGAACTTATATGGGTGGGGCAACTCCCACAAATAATTTATATTTTACAATATCAAGAGTTTCTACAACCAGAGCTGGAACTGCAAATACAACATATGTAAGTATTGCGTCTACTTCTAGTGGAATTGGAACTGGTGCAATATTTAATGTAACAAGAGACGCAAATAAAGATATTTCTGAAGTAAGAATTGTAAATGGAGGAACAGGATATACATCAACAGATCAAATTATAATTTCTGGTTCTAATGTTGGAGGATCAACTCCTGCAGATAATATCTATCTTTCTCCTACATTATTAGGAACAAATAAACTTCCATCAAATATATTTGTTCGTAAGATAGATGCAAATAATTTTCAAGTTTCTGGTTTTTCTACAACTTTAAATAATCCATTTAATTTGGATTCATTTGGTTCTGGATCACAATCATTTAGTTTTAAAAATCCAAATGAAAATGTAATAATTTCAATTGATAATATTATTCAAAGTCCTATACATAGAAAAAATATTACAATTGGACTTTCTACTTCAATTGGAATTGGATCTACCTCTATATTCATCTCTTCTGGAATTAGTTCTATTTTCAATAATGATATTCTTCAAATTGATAATGAATATTTAAAAGTTAACTCTGTTGGCGTTGGTTCTACTAATGCATTAAGTGTAACCAGAGCATTTATGGGATCAGTTGCTACTGCACATACTGTTGGTTCAGCTACATCGATAATGAAAGGAGATTTTAATATTGTTAATGATGTAATATATTTTTCAACACCTCCTTATGGTCCTTCTATTGCATCAACTGATCCACAGTTAATTGCAAATTCGTCTTTTTCTGGAAGAGTATTTTCTAGACAATTGGATGCATATAATCCAACTGATAAAAATATCATTTTAGATGATATATCAAATCAATTTACCGGTATTGCAGCTACAGAATTTGTATTGTCTTCAAATAATCAACCAGTTGTTGGAATCTTTACAAATACAAATAGTAGCACAAATATAGACAACAAACCATTCATTTTAATTAATAATATTTTCCAAACTCCAGAAGTTGATTATACAATTGATACTCCAAATGCAAATACAATTAAATTTTTAACTGGTGCCCCAAATGCAGGAAAAATTGTAAATGTTGCAATTACAACTGGATTTGGTTATCAACCTCTAATTGGCGCTGCAGCAACTGTTTCTGTATCTGCGGGCGGAACAATCAGTTCAATAAAGTTGAATGGTGCTGGAAGCGGTTATAGGTCATCTCCAGTTGTAAGTATTGCATCGACTGTTGGATCTGGTGCTTCAATTTCTGCGATTGTTGGGGCTGGGGGAACAATTACTTCATTGTCTATTATAAATGGAGGAATTGGATATACTAATACGGCATTACCTTCGGTATCTATAAGTTTACCATTACCTTATAGCAATTTAGGTATTGCCTATACAAATGGTTCTACTGGGAATGGAATTAATGCAAAAGTTTCTGTTCAAGTTGGTTCTGGATCAAGTATCATTCAATTTATTATTGATGATCCTGGAATTGGATATAAAATTGGTGACGTATTATCTGTTGTGGGATTAACCACAAATCCAAATATAGGTACATCATTTAGTAAGTTTAGTATTACTGTAACTGAAACTTTAACGGATAAGTTTAGTGGTTTCTTTGTTGGACAATTTATATCATTTGATGATATTTCAATATACTTCAATGGAACAAGAACTAAATTTACATTGACCCAATCTATAAGTGGAGTTACTGAAATTATAGATTTGAAAAAAAATCCAGGATCTGATATAGAACTGGAAAATAATTTATTCATATACCTGAATGATATTTTACAAATACCAAATGAATCATATACATTGACAGGTAGCAGAATAGTTTTTACAGAACCACCAAAATCTGGATCAAAGTGCAGTATTTTATTCTTTAAAGGTTCTTCGAGGGATGTTGAAATTATTACTCCAGTTAAAACAATTAAGGAAGGAGATGGTGTTCAAATTGGAGAAAATATTTATGACAACTTAGATATTGAACAATTTGAAAGAATTGTTAAAAAAATTGTTTCAAGTGATCAACTTGATACTTATAATTATGATAGCATAGGTATCAATACAGATACAAACAAACAAAGACCTCTTAAATGGATAAAACAAAAACAAGATAGAATCATTAATGGTTCTTTAGTATCCAAAGCAAGACCAAGTTTAATTTCAACAATCAGACCAACAACAAAATTAATCAAAAATGTAAATATTGAAGATACTTCAATATACGTAAATAATGCATTTCCGCTATTTACGATAGTAGATTCATTGCCAGAAGAAGATTCAAATATTTTAATTATCGAAAATAGGGACACAAATCCTGCAATAGCAACTGCAATTGTTTCTGTTGCAAATACCATTTCTTCTATTGCAATTTCAACAGGAGGAATTGGATATGCATATACATCTTCACCAAGAGTTGCAATTTCATCTGTTTCTGTACATTTAAAAGATCCAATTTTAAATTGGTCTGCATCTTCTGGTATTTCTACTAATACTTCTCTATTATCAGTCACTTATGGTAGTCCAATAGTTTCTATTGGACAAAGTGGAGTAGTCGCTATTACAACAGATGCAAAAAATTATAATCTTATATCAAATGTAGGATTTAGTAAAACAGTAACTTTTAACTCTATTTCATTTGCATCCACAAATACTTATATTGCAGTTGGAGATTACGGAAAAATAGTTACTACAGTAGGTTTTGGAACAACTATTTCTTCTTGGATTGAATTAAAAAAATATGAAGAAACATCTCTATTTGGAGTTGTCACAAGATCTCAAAGTTCTTATATTTCATCTTTAACTAGTGTAGATTATTTTTCAGATATTAATAAGTGGATTTCTGTTGGATACAATGGAGCAATTTTCTCTGCTGTTGGTGTTGGTTCTACTGCATTTACTAAGATACCATCAAATACTTCAAGTAATTTTAGATCCATAGCATATGGAGCATCAAAATTAATTATAGTTGGAGATGATGGCACATCTTCTACATCAACGGATGGTACTTTTTGGAATACAAATACAATTGCATCTAGTAAATTAAATAAAATTATTTGGGATGGATCAAGATTTGTGGTAGTTGGTGATGGAAATAATATATTAACATCATCAATTGGGAACGTTTGGGCACAAATAATACCAAATATTACTGGAAATTTTGTCAATATTGATTATAATAATACATATTCGATGTATACATTATTAGATTCTACAGGAAATCTTTATTATTCTTTTAATTTGCAGTATTGGACATACAGATCAACAAATCAATTAAATATTATAAAAGATATTCTGTATATCTCGAACAATGATGGATATGTTTTAGTTGGAACAGGAGCAACCTCAATTTATTCTATTTCTACATATAATCTTGCAACAGCAGTTTCTAGTACAACTTCTGGAATTATTACTTCGATTTCAATTCAAAATCCTGGGTTTGGTTACAACAAAAATAATCCACCAAAAGTTTTAATAGAACCAGATACATCACTCATTGAACAAATTTTCTCGATTAAGGCAAAAGGAGATTTTGGCACAATTGTTGGAGTAGATACAAGTTTAGGATTTGGTACAACTCTTCCTCAATTAATTTTCAGATTAAAAACAGAATCTTACGACAACACAACATTGGGAATTGGATATTCTGCACTTGATAGTTATGGAATTACTTACAGTGGAATATCGACTGGTGATTATTTTGTAATCTATGATAGCAATGTTCAATGTGGACATGCCTTAACTGGCATTACAACCACAAATAATTCGATATCTTCTGTCGGAACAGCAAATACATTTATTGATGGCGTATATCGTGCGGAAAACATACAAGTATCTGGAGTTGGTATTGTTACTGTATTCTGTAAGTTTTTACCTGGTCCTGGTTATGTGGATAAAATTATAGTTAATGCAAATCCATCAAATAAATCTAATGGTTTTTATGGAAGATATAGTTGGAGTAAAATTTATGATTATCAAAATAGAGGAATTGGATCTCCAAATAATTTTACGATAAATACAAATAATGGATTGGTTGGTTTATCGTCTGCACCAGAAGTAACCAGAACTAGAGGATTATTCAAAGGTAAATAAATAAATAAAAACTACTATTAAAATGCCTGCTATTATATCTGATCAGTTTAGAATATTAAATGCCGAGAATTTTGTAAAAAGTATTGTTGGTATTGGACAAACTTTAAATCGTTACTATACATTTATTGGACAACCAAATTCAACAGATTCAAGATCTGGAGGATCTGCAAATTGGAATACCGGACCTTCTCCTTTAGACGGTTTTAAAGAAGAAAATGACATTAAAGATACGATTATTGCTATGAAGCAAGTGACTAGTGATGATATTCGTAGAGTGGTCAGAAAAGTAACCTGGACTGCAGGGACAACTTATGAAATGTATAAGCATGACTATACTATTTACAATAAAACTCCCATAACAAAACAATCAAATCTTTACGAATCAAATTATTATATAATCAATGAAGATCTTAGAGTTTATATTTGTCTGCAAAATGGATCTGATGCAGAAAATCAGAATGGAAGACCATCATATGATCAACCAAATTTTATCGATTTAGAACCAAGATCTGCAGGTACTTCTGGTGATGGATATATTTGGAAATACTTGTACACAATTAAACCATCAGAAATTGTGAAATTTGATTCAATTGAATATATTCCAGTTCCAGAAGATTGGGGTAATTCTGGTGAAAGTATTTCAACAAAAGAGAACGCTATAGATGGAAAAATAAACTCTGTTGTAATAAAACAAAGAGGAATAAATTATAATCCAACATCTTCGACTTTTACAAATGTTCCAATTTTGGGAGACGGAAGTGGAGGAAAGGTAACAGTAACAACAGATTCTTTTGGAAAAGTATCAGAAGTTTATATCACTGATGGTGGAAGTAATTATACTTATGGTACTATTAAATTTGAACCAGGTGCTCCTGGAATTACTACTTCATTGTCAAATGTTGGTGTAGGAACTTCATCTCTTGCTTCTTTTGATGTAATTATTCCACCAAAAGGTGGACATGGATATGATATTTACAGAGAACTTGGTGCATATAGAGTTCTTATTTATTCTAGATATGAAACATTAGAATCTAATCCAGATATAATCTCAGGTAATGATTTTGCGAGAATAGGTATCATAAAAAATCCAACAATTACTGGAAGTCAAGTAGAACTTTTAAATACATCTGTAGTAAGTGGACTAAAGGCTCTTAAATTTACTGGATCTGCAACAACTGCCACAACTTATGCAGTAGATTCTACAATCACACAAACAGTCGGAGTTGGATCAACTGCAATTGGATTTGTTGCATCTTGGGATAATGTTACTGGAGTACTAAAATATTACCAACCAGTTGGATTAGCAACAACGTCTGTTGGTTATAATATTATAAACTTTACTTCAAGTCCTGCATCTGGAGGAAATCTAACAATATATGGTTCTTCTATGAATGGAACACCAGTACTATCAATTGATTCTGGATTTAGTGGAGTTTCGACCACAATTAATAGTAGATTATATCAACTTGGAATGACTTTTAATGCTGGAATTGCTTCTGCAGAATATAATAAAAAGTCAGGAGAAATCATATACATAGATAATAGATCAGCAATACCCAGATCTTCTAGCCAAAAAGAAGATATTAAAATCATATTGGAGTTTTAAAGTCAAATGCCTCAAAAAACTAATTTAAATATATCTCCATATTTTGATGATTTTTCCGATTCAAAAAATTATCAAAGAGTTTTATTTAAGCCTGGAACTCCAATACAAGCAAGAGAACTGACAACTTTACAGTCAATATTACAGAATCAAATAGAAAAATTTGGTAACCACTTCTTCAAAGAAGGAGCGATGGTAATTCCTGGTCAAATTGCTTATGATTCAGAATACACATGTGTTCAAATTGATGAAACTCATTTGGGTCTTCCAGTTTCTTTATATCTCGAAAGTCTTGTAGGAAAATTAATTCAAGGAGAAACTAGTGGAGTAAAGGCAAAAGTCGAAAATTATATACAAAATAATGATACCGACATCACGAATAATACTCTTTATATAAAATATCAAAGTTCTAGTGATTCAGATTTTTCAACAGCAACTTTCGTTGATGGTGAAAATTTAATAGCACTTGAGGATATTTCTTACTCTTTATCTACAATTAGAACTGGAACATCCTTTGCCACAACAATTATATCAAATTCTGTATCTACTGGTTCTGCCGCAAAAATTGCAGAAGGGATATATTTTATTAGAGGATTTTTCGTAAAAGTAGACACACAAGCAATCATATTAGACTACTATACAAACTCTCCATCATATAGAGTTGGTTTATTGATTGATGAAGAAATTGTTGTTGCATCAAATGAATATAAAGATTTATTTGATAATGCAAAAGGATTTTCTAACTATGCAGCTCCTGGTGCTGATAGATTAAAAATTTCAACATCATTAATTAAAAAGTCAATTGATGAATTTAATGATGAAAATTTTATTGAACTTCTTAGACTAGAAAATGGCATTTTACAAAAGTTTGTAAAAACAACAAGTTATAATTTGATTAGAGATGAATTTGCAAGAAGAACCTATGACGAATCTGGTGATTATTATGTAAAACCATTTGAAATTACAACAAAAGAATGTTTAAATGATAGAATTGGTAATAATGGAATATATTTTAAAAATCAAAAAACAAATCAAGGAAATACTGTTTCTGATAATTTATTGTGCCTTTCCGTAAGTCCAGGAAAAGCATATGTAAGAGGTTATGAAATTGAAACAATCAATAATACAATAATTGATTTAGAAAAATCAAGATCAACACAAAATGATTATAATCAGGCAATACCTTTCAACTTAGGTAGACAAATTCTTGTAAATAATGTTTCTGGATCTATTCCTATAGGATTCGGGTCAAGTTCTTTGGTTAATTTATACCAAGGAAGAACTGGAATATCCGGTATTTCTTCTGATTTGAAAATAGGTGTAGCAAGAGTATATGATTTAAAATTGAAAAATGTTGCATATAACGATGCATCAACACAATACGAAATGTCACTATATGATGTCCAAACATATACGAATTTAACTTTAAATGCAACGATTAGTCAATCAGTTCCTGCATATATTAAAGGAAAAAATAGTGGGGCAAGTGGTTATCTTGTCAGTACTGTAACTTCTTCAAATCTTTTAACATTATATCAAGTTTCTGGATCTTTCATTAAAGATGAACAAATTGAAATTAACGGAATAGATGACAGCAGAACAATCACATCAGTTCTAGATTATAATTTTTTTGATGTCCATCAAATAGTAGGAAATGGAGTAAGCTTTACTGCTGATCCATTACTTTCCAACACGATTTCGTTGTCCTCTCCTGGATCACAGTTTACAATTTCTGGGGTATCGGGAGGAATTAGTTCAGTAACAACTTCCAATTCTAATTTTTATGTAGGAATTAATACGGGAGATATTATTTCATATACAAAACAAGGACAAAGTATTCCAACATACAATAAAGTAAATAAAATCAGTACAACTTCAAAAGTTATTGAAATTGTTTCACTACCTTCAGTTGCTGGAATTTGTAGTGGAAATCTTCCATCTTCAACTATAACAACAAATGATTTTAAAAAAATAACATTAGAAGTAACAAATAATACAAAAAATATTAGTTTATATTCAAAATTAAATAAAATAAATATATCTAATTTAGATTTAACATCATCAGATTTAATTATTAGAAAAAGTTATAATGTAATAATTTCTAATAATGGGTTATCTCAATTACTAGAAACTGATCCTAATCTGACACTCGAACCATTTGACGAAGAAGATTATAATTTGGCATTTATTGGTGGTTCAATAGAATCACTTACTGACCAAAAACTTGTCCCAAGTGGAAGAACTGTAACTTTACAAAATATTAGCCAAAATGGAAATGCAATCCTAACAGTCACATTTAAAAAAATAAATTTAAAGACAAAGAATAAAATTTACAATAGATGTTCTTCTTTAATTGTCGATAAATCATCTTTACAAGGATCAGGAATCGGATCAACTACACTAAATGATGCATTAACATATAGCAATATATACGGAACAAGAATTCAAGACAAAGAAATTTCATTAAACGTTCCAGATGTATTTGAAATTGTTGCAATTATTGAATCTTCAAACTCAAATGATCCTTCATTGCCTTTTATACAATTAACAAACTTATCTTCAAATATTTTAAATTCAGTAAAAGGAGAATTAATTGTAGGACAAATAAGTGGTGCAGTAGCTACTTTAATATCTTCAGTTGGAACTAATCAAGTTGATATTGTATATGAAAATGAAAATATATTTTCTGCAAATGAATCTGTAACTTTTCAAGAATCCAATATAAAAGCAAATATATTATTTGCCTTTCCTGGGGATAAAAATATCAAAAATAATTATATTTTTGATCAAGGACAAAAATCAGATTATTTAGATTTTTCTAAAATTATTAGAAAATCACAGTTTTCTGCTCCTACTAAAAAAATAAAAATCATTTATAATAATTTTACAATAAATTCTTCAGATACCGGAGATTTTGTTGCAGTAAACTCTTATGATAAAAATATATACGGAAGACTACAATCTGTAGATGGGATAAGAGTTTCTGATGTAATTGATTGTAGACCAAGAGTATCACAATTCAATGGAACAACAACTTCTCCATTCGAATTTTCTTCAAGAGTATTTGATCCTACAATAAGTTCTTCTACAAATGTATTTGCGAAAAATAAAAATATTAATCTTTCATATGATTATTATTTACCAAGAATTGATAGAATATTTTTAGATAAAGATGGAGCATTCATAGTCAATAAAGGAGTTGCTTCATTAACACCAAAAATTCCAAATAGTCTTGATTCTTCATTAGAAATTGCAACAGTTTATTTGCCAGCTTACATTTTTAATGCTTCTAGTGTAAAAATTGATTTAGTATCTCATAAGAGATATAGAATGAAAGATATTTCGAGTTTAGATCAAAGATTATCAAATGTAGAATATTATACATCATTATCACTTCTTGAAAGTGATACTCAGAATCTTACGATTAGGGATAAAACAACACAACTTGATAGATTTAAATGTGGTTTTTTTGTTGATAATTTTAAATCATATAATGGTGGTGATATTTCAAATCATCTCTATAGAGCAAGTGTAGATGCTGCTGTAGGAGAATTGAATCCTCAGCCTTATACTACAAGTATTGATCTTTTAATTGGATCCGATTCTGTGATTGGAATAGGCACTATATCAAATGCAGATGCAGATTTGAGATTTGTAAACGATTTAGGGTCTGCTGATATCAAGAGAGTAGGATCTATTGTATGCTTGAATTATTCAGAAGTAGAATATGTAAAAAATAAATTTGCCACAAGAATTGAAAATGTAAATCCATTTAATGTTATTAATTGGATTGGTTCAATACAATTAAGTCCATCATCAGATACTTGGATCGAAACAAGAAAATCCCAAAGAACAGCAGATATAGAAGGTAGTTATAATTCTTTTATTCAACAATTAGGAGTAGATACAAATACTGGTCTATCTCCTGTTGATTGGGGATCTTGGGAAACAAATTGGACTGGTACTCAAACAACGGGAAGACAACAAATTGCCAGTATACAAAATGGATCATCCCAAATTGGTCAAAATGTATCATTAACTCCGTGGACTGGTTCACCAAGAACAGAAACAACAGTACAAACATTCCAAGATAGTTTTGTGAATTTTTCAAATGAAACTACAACAACAACTACAAATCAAAGTAGACAGGGAATTCAATATGGTGTTTCTCAAAGATTCGATACAACAAATCTTGGAGACAGGGTAGTATCAAGAGAAGTCTTGACTTTTATGAGATCAAGAAATATTGAAATTCTTGCAAGAAGAATGAAGCCCAATACAAGATTTTATACATTCTTTGACAATGTTGATGTAACTTCATATGTAACTCCTAAACTTTTAGAAGTTACTATGGTAAGTGGAACATTTAACGTTGGAGAAACTGTTGCTGGTTCTATTGGATCAAGAACATTTAGGTTCAGATTGGCATCTCAAAATCATAAGTATGGACCATATACTTCCCCACAACAAACGTATAGTGTAGATCCATACAATCCATCAAATGGACTATCATCCCAATATTCATCAACAACATCACTTTTGAATATTGATACTGCAAGTTTAGAAATTCAATCATCATCGGGATTTTATGGGCAAGCTGTTTCTGGAATGCGTCTTGTTGGACAAAGTAGTGGCGCAATATGTAACATAAAAGATATAAGGTTGATTAGTGATAGTGCAGGAACATTTATTGGATCGTTCTTTATTCCGGATCCAACTGTTCCATCGACGCCAACATTTACGACTGGAACAAAAACAATTAAATTAACTACAAGTGAAGTAAATTCCACAATATCTGGATTTTCTGAAAGTTCTGCAGAATCTAATTTTACATCAAATGGAACATTAGACAATGTTGAGGCAACTACATTAAGAATAAGAAATGCAGATATCTCAAGAAATGCAAAAACAGATAACAGACAAACAACTGAAACTGATACAAGAATCGTTGCAGATACATCTTTTACGAATAGAACGGTAACTAATAGTAGATGGGTAGATCCATTGGCGCAATCATTTGAAGTTGCTGATGCAAATGGAGTTTTTATTACAAAATGTGATATATTCTTCAGATCAAAATCCACAAATAATATTCCAATAACTCTCCAAGTGAGAACAATGACTACTGGATTACCAACACAAACAATTCTTCCTTTTGGTGAGGTTGTTTTGGAACCAAGTCAAGTTTCAATCTCTGAAGATGGATCAATACCTACAACATTTACTTTCCCATCACCAGTTTATCTTGAAACTGCAAATGCATATTCAATTGTTTTGCTTTCTGCATCTGATCAATATAATGTTTGGATTTCTAGAATGGGAGAGCCTGAAGTATCTACTTTATCTAAATCGGAATCAGAACGAGTTATTGTTTCGCAACAACCACTTTTAGGTTCACTGTTTAAGTCGCAAAATGGAGCAACTTGGGATGCAAGTCAATATGAAGATTTGAAATTCACTTTATATCGTGCAGATTTTAATATAAAATCTTCAAATATAAGATTTTATAATCCAACTTTGGGTATAGGTAACAATCAAATCGTATCTCTAAGACAAAATCCAATTCAAATGTATTCAAATAATACTTTAGTTGGAATTGGAACAAGTATCAAATATCAAGATCAAGTACAGTTAGTAAAAGGAGTTAATATTAGTCAAAAAAATAATTCAACATTTTCTGCAAATTTAACCAAAGTATTAGGAGGAATTTGTACAGGATCTACAGGTACTTTAACAATAACTAATTCTGGTGTTGGATATACAAACGGACCAATAACATACTCGAATGTAAATCTACTCACTATAACTGGTAATGGTATAGGTGCAAAGGCAAACTTATCTGTAAGTGGAGGAGTTGCAATTGCAGCAACGGTCACAATTTCTGGTATTGGTTACGGGATTGGCGATGTTCTTAGTATTACTTCAACGAGTACAGGAGGATTAGGTAAAAATCTACTATTGACAGTTCCAAATAATACTGGCATCATTACATCAGTAAATGCATTAATAGTTGATAATGTTCAAGGAACAATTGATACTACTGATACTACTAAGTACATTCAATACACTTCAACTACAGGTATTGCAACAATTCTCGGTGGAAATGCATCATCAGTAAATTCAATTTCAAGTGGATTGAAGTTTAAAGTAAATCATAACAATCATGGAATGTATTCTACTCAAAATAAAGTATCTTTAAGTGGAATAGAATCCGATATTTCTCCGGTAAGATTAGCAGCAGATTACAGTGCATCTTCTACTAGTGCAATGACTTTGACTGATGTAAGTATTTTTAATAATTTTGAAAATATTTCCGTAAGTGTTGCAAATACTGGTTACATACTTATTAAAGATGAAATTATTGGATACACTGGACTAAATACATCCACAAAGACACTAACAGGCATTTCAAGAGGATCTGTACCTAGTTCATATAATTCAAATGAAATTGTATCAAAATATGAATTAAATGGAGTTTCTTTAAAGAGAATTAACAAAACACATACAATCTCCAATTCTTATTCAATAGATTTGGATGAATATAGTATTGAATTAGATCCAACCGCAGATGGAACGGATAGAAGTACAGGAAATGGGAATGCATATCCAGCATTATATTTCAATGAAACAAAATCTGGTGGTTCATATCAAACGATTCTTCCAACTTCTTCAAATTCTAAAGGACCAAAAGCAACACAAAACATACCATTTAATATAATAAAACCAAACATTCAAACACTAATACCACCAACAGGTTCTTTAAGTTGTAGAATTAGAACATTCTCTGGTAGTAGTGTTGGTGGAAATGAGATTTCATATGTTGATCAAGGATTTGAAGATATATCTTTAACTTCCGATCATGTATTATCTTCACCAAGAATTATTGCATCAGAAGTAAATGAAAAAACTTATCTCTCTGCTTATCCTGGAAATAAATCTTTCACATTAGAGGTCCAATTTTCCACTGGAGATCCAAAAGTTTCTCCAATGATTGATCTCGATAGAGTTAATGTAATTACAGTAATGACTAGATTAAATGATCCAGTTACAGATTATTCCAAGGATCCGAGAGTAAATAGTCTGTTTGATGATCCACATGCTGCAATATATGTTTCTAAAATAATAAATCTAAAGCAATCATCAGATAGTATGAAAGTATTATTTGATGCATATAGAGATTCATCTAGCGACATAAGAGTTATGTATAGATTATTAAGATCTGATTCCACATTTCAACAACAATTTTTTGAGTTATTCCCAGGATATGACAATTTAGATAATAATGGTTTTGTAATTGATCCAAAAAATAATAGTGGCAGATCGGACAAATTTGTTATTCCTTCCACAAACAGTTCTGATTTTGGAAGTTATGAGTTCAATGCAGAAAATCTTCCACCATTCAATGGATTCCAAATTAAAATTTTAATGTCTGGATCAAATCAAGCATTATATCCAAGAATTAAAGATCTAAGAGTTATTGCATCCAAATCATGATACCAGTAAAAGATCATAAGTTTTTGTTTAGAGACGAAAAGACTAATGCTATCATAAATTATTCAAATAGTGATTATGAGAATTTTTTAATTGAAAAAGAAAAAAAGATAAAAGAAATTGAAAAATCAGCACAATTATTTGAAGATGTTGAAATACTAAAGAATGATATTAATGAAATTAAAAATCTTTTGAAACAGGTAATATCAAAGGAAGTATAAATATATTCAGGATACTATAAAGTGTTTATCTAATGGATTTTTATGTTGCTGACATAAAAAATAATATGTGTGAATATTTTGAAGTCACCACCGCATAAGAAAAATGGCTGACATCAAGGTAAGATTGGGTTCCGAAAATGCCATTAAAGTTCTTTCAACCTTTGGTAATACCGGGGGTAGTTTGGCAGGTCTGTCCGATGTAAGTATTACATCTTTATCGGACGGTATGGTTTTAGTATATAATGCTGCAATATCAAAATGGGAAGCAACTTTATCATTAACACCAGGTAACACTCAAAATTTGGACATCAACGGAGGTAGCTTTTAATGGCAAGCATAATCAGAGTCAAAAGATCCACAGGAACTGTATCTCCAGGTAGTTTAAATTTTGGAGAACTTGGTCTTACAGTTGGTGTAGGAACCAATGGAAACTTTGGAGGAAGATTATTTGCTGGTGACAATTCTTCAAATCCACAAATAGTTGGTGGTAGATATTATACAGATCTTCTAAGTATTGCTCCTGGTTTAGTCTCTGGGCAAGCAAACCCAACAACTCCAGCAAATGGTTTTGTTCCTGTTCTAGATCAAAATCGTAAAGTTGATCAATGGAATGTAGATAATATTACAATTGATGGAAATACAGTTTCATCTACAAATTCAAATGGTGATATTTATATTGATCCAAATGGTACAGGAGATTTAATATTCACTGGTGGTACTTCACAGAATTTTAATATTACTGACGGATCTACAAATAGATTTGTAGTTGATAGTACAAATGGTTCTACATCAGTAACCCAAGGTACTTTATCTTTAGATTATCCAGTTTTAAATGCCACAAGTACTTGGAATAACTCTGGAATAGATTTTACTGGTCTGAGAGTAAACATAACAGATACTCAATCTGCCAGTTCTTCAAAATTAGTTGATCTTCAAGTAGGTGGAGTATCAAAATTTGTCGTATCTAAGGCAGGATTTGGTACTTTTGCAAGTGATGTAAAAATTAATGGAACTACAACCTCAAGTTCAACTACAACTGGTGCTTTAGTTGTATCTGGAGGAGTTGGAATTGCAAGTAATGTTTATATTGGTGGTAGTTTAAACGTAACAGCAAATCAGACTCTTACTGGTAATCTAATAGTACAAGGAAATACAAATTTAGGCGACTCTGGTAGTGATATACTTACTGTAACCGGAGTTAGTACATTTACTGGATCGATTACACACTCTGGTGTATTTACCAATATCGGTGGAGCAATAATTGATAATATTGGAATTAGTTCGAATGTAATTTCTACTAAATCCGGTGGAGGAAATACTCTTTATATTGACCCATACCCAGATGGATTAAGCAATCAGGGTACTGTTGTTGTTAAAGGTGATTTACAAGTAGATGGAACTACAACTACAGTAAATTCAAGCACTGTAAGTGCAAATGAAGTAATATTCAATCTTGGGGATATTACAAGCATCAGGACCATTATGGGAACTGTTGCTTCTGGTGTGAGTACAATTACATTAGATTCGGTTGTTGGTATCAATACTGGCGATATTATTTCTGGTCCAAATGGACTTCCAGTAACGACTGCCGATAGAACTGTTACGGCATATAATTCTACCTCTAAAGTTATTACAATTTCTGGAACCACAACTTCTGGAATTGCAACGACTACGCAGTTAACAGTACAACATTATTATGACACAAATACTGACCGTGGTATTTCTTTTGAATACAATACAAGTTCTGGTATTGCAAATTATAAAAAAGGTTTCTTTGGTTACAAAGATTCTACTGGTTACCTTACTTTTATTCCTGATGCTACATTTACAAATAGTGTAGTATCAGGAACTAAGGGTACTCTTGATATTGGAGCTTTATATCTTAATTTTACATCTTCTGGCATTAGTACCAGAGGATCTGCATATTTTGATTCAAATGGAAAACTTACAAGTACTACATCTCCAGAAGTTGGTTATGCAAGTACTTCAAATTATATTTTGACTACAAATGCTTCAAATGTTCCTGTTTGGACTGACACTATAGATGGAGGTCAATTCTAATTATGAATAATGATGTTGATGTGAATATTTTAGTAAATGTATACACACAAAAAATTTCAAATCTACTAAATCAGAATATTCTTTTGGAAGCAAAAATGCAATCTTTAGTTCAAGATTATGAAGATGAAAAAAATAAACTTCTAATTGTAAATTTGGAACTTCAAAAAAAATATGACGATTTGATTAAAAATAAAACAAAAAAATTAAAAGAAGAAGATAAATACGAAGAGGCAGGTTTCTAACAATGGCTCAACCATCATCACGTCAAGGTTTAATAGATTATTGTTTAAGAAAACTTGGATATCCGGTAATAGAAATTAACGTAGATGATGATCAAATTGACGATTTAGTTGATGATGCAATTCAATATTTCAATGAAAGACATTATGATGGAATCGAAAAAGTATTCTTAAAACATCAGTTATCACAAAGTCAATTAGATTCTATAAGAACAGGAGTTACAACTTCAACTGCATCTTCCAATGTTGGAATTACTACTGTTTCTTATACAGAATCTAATAACTTCATACAACTTCCCGATCATGTAATTGGTGTAAATAATGTATTCAAGGTAGACTCCAGTACAATTTCTGGTGGTTTATTTAATATCAAATATCAATTATTTTTAAATGATTTATATTATTATGGAGCACTTGATATTTTGAATTATGCAATGGTCAAAACCTATTTGGAAGATTTGAGTAGAATTATTACTCCAGACATTCAAACTAGATTTAATAAAAAAAATCATAGATTATATTTAGATATTGATTGGAGTCAAATGGGACCAAATAATTATCTTATATTTGATTGTTACAGACTAGTAGATCCAGCAGATGCATCAAGTGTATACAATGATTGGTGGCTTAAAAAATATTTAACTGCAATAATTAAAAAACAATGGGGACAAAATATGATTAAATTCCAGGGCGTATTGCTTCCTGGCGGTGTTCAACTAAATGGAAGACAACTTTTTGATGATGCAGTCAAAGAGATAGAAGAGAGTGAGCACCAGTTAAAGACAGAATACGAATTGCCTCCAATGGATATGATAGGTTAATAAGATGTCTCCACTCAATCCATATTTTCTGCAAGGTTCTGCCAGTGAACAAAGATTAGTACAAAATTTGATCAATGAACAATTGAGAATGTATGGACAGGATGTTGTATATTTACCTAGAAAAATTTTTAATAAAAAAACAATATTAAAAGAAATAACAGTATCCAAATTTGATGATGCATTTAGACTTGAAGCGTATTTAATCAATTATGAAGGATTTGGTGGTCAAGGTGATATTTTATCGAAATTTGGTGTAAAAACTACAGATGAGGTATCTTTTGCAATATCAAAAGAAAGATATGAAGACTTTATTACTCCATTTCTTTCTAGTGATCCTAATATTGAGTTATCAACAAGACCAGAAGAAGGTGATTTGATTTACCTTCCTTTAGATAATACAATATTTGAAATTAAATATGTAGAGGGAAAAAAACCTTTCTATCAATTAAATAATTTGTATATTTATGAGTTAAGATGTGAAGTAATGGATTATGAAATGGACGAAGATATTAACACTTCACTTGAAGAAGTTGATAAATCTGTTCAAGACTTTGGTTATATTCAAACAATACAAATGACTTCAGCAAGTGCAAGGACTGCGACTGCATCTGTTTCACTTGCATCCGATCTTTCTGCAATTGGAGGAAGTTCTATAGGAAGAATTGATTTAGTAAATGACGGAACTGGTTATTTGACAGTACCAGTTGTATCAATTTCCAGAGCACCAACGGGAGGATCAACTGCTACTGCAGTAGCAATAATGACTCATCGTTCTGGACAAATGGGTAGTTCGATTGATAGAATTTTGATCATAAGTCCAGGAATGGGATATACAACAGCACCAACAGTTACTATTAAAAGTAATAGTGGATCTGGTGGAATTGCTACTGCGGTTCTTCAAAGTGGTTCTATTGGTCCATTTGCTATTACAGATTCTGGATTTGGTTATTCTTCTTCTCCTGCTGTTTCCATATCAACTGCTCCATCTGGGGGTGTATCTGCAACTGCAGAGGTATATATCAACTCTTCTGGTATTGTGACTTCAATTCGTTATATAAATGCTGGAGTTGGATATACACAAATACCAACAATTACGTTATCGTCTCCTTCTGGAATTTCTACCGGAAGTTATGCATTTAATGAAATTGTAAGAGGTGTTTCTACCGGGACAACTGCACATGTAAATGATTGGAACTATGATACAAGAGTTCTTAAACTCAAAATAGTAAATGGTAGTTTTACTCCTGGAGAATCTATTGTTGGTATGGGAACAACAAATGGAGGGTCAAATGCAAGTTATGTTGTATATTCAATTGACAAACAAGATGAAACAGATGCATATGCAGAAAATATTTCCATCGAAGATGAAGCAGATGAAATTATAGATTTTAGTCAGGACAACCCCTTTGGGGATTATTAACTCTAAATAATTAATAAAAGGTTATTATTATGCTAGGACAATACTATTATCACGAAATAATTCGTAAAACGATTATTGCTTTTGGTACTTTATTTAATAGTATTGATATTAAACACAAACTACAAGATGCCACCGACTATAGTACTATAAAAGTTCCTATTGCATATGGACCTACAGAAAAGTTTATAGCAAGATTAGAACAAAAACCAGATTTAAGAAAAAGAGTTGCAATAACTCTTCCAAGAATGGCTTTTGAATTAAAAACAATTAAATATGACAACAGTAGAAAAGTTTCTGCTATGCAAACATTTAAAGCACTAAATTCTGCAGATAATAAAATACCAAATAAACTTTTCATGCCTGTTCCTTATAACTTAGGCATACAACTTTCGATAATGTCTCAATATAATGATGATTCGCTGCAAATTATAGAACAAATACTCCCATTCTTTCAACCATCATTCAATATAACATTAGATTTAGTATCAGCAATAGGTGAGAAGAGAGATGTTCCTATGATTCTTGAAAATATAAACTTTACAGATAACTATGAAAATGGATATGATGAAAAAAGAATTATAATTCATACTTTAGATTTTATAGCTAAAACATTTTTATTTGGACCAGTACCAGACTCTACAAGTGGTCTAATCAAAAAGGTACAAGTTGATTATTATAGTGACACAAATAGAGCAAATGCTTCTAGACAACTTAGATATGTAGCAGAACCAAGAGCGACTAAAGACTACGATAATGATCATACAAATATACTTTCACAAGATATTGATGATAAGATTACAGAGTTTACCGTTAGTGATGCCAGTTTATTATCTGAAAATAGTTATATAATAATCGAAGATGAGGAAATGTTAATTACTTCAATTAGTGGAAATAAAATTAAAGTTCTTAGAGGACAAGATGGTACTATAATAACACCACATACATTAAATTCTTATATCAACATTATCAATAATGTTGATGATGCTTTAATTGAACAAGATGATGATTTTGGATTTAGTGAATATCGTTACGACTATGGTGATGGCAAAACCTATAGTCCGACCAAAGGTATTGATGTATGAAAAATAATTTTGACAAGATAGATGAAACTTTGGATATTAAAGCAACTATTACTGCAAAGGAAATCATCAAAGAATCAAAAAAGGAAATAAAAAATATCGAAGAAAAAGATCATTCAGAGTTAGATTATGATTATATCCGTGGAACTCTTTATAGTTTAATTGAAAAAGGACAAGAAGCAGCAACAAGCCTTTTAGAGTTAGCACAAGATGGACAGCAACCAAGGGCATATGAAGTTTTTGGTCAACTTATTAAAAATGTTGCCGATTCTACAGATAAATTGATGGATATTCACCAAAAAGTAAAAGAACTAAAAAAGGAACAAATATCTGGACCAAAAAACGTCACAAATGCTCTTTTTGTTGGATCTACCGCAGAACTTCAAAAACTTCTTAAGAATGGTTTAAATGCAGAAGATATCACTAAATAGTTAGAAAGTTTCTTATGAAAAGTTTTAAGCAGTTTATAAAAGAAACACATTCATCAAAAATAAAATCACACAAAACAGTCGAACAGATTGCAAAGAAACATCGTCTTAGTGTTTCTTTCATTCAGAAGCAATTGGATATG